GGGTCGTTTTGCGATGGAACTCAAACCTGAAGCTATGGCGTTATTGGAGAAGGCATTGTCTAAAAGTAAGGGTATGCGTGTCACACGAGACCAAATGACAGATTTAATGGATATGAAAAAGGGTGGTTCAATTCTTACGGAAGTTGGAAAGATTGTTGCGCCTATGGTTGCAGAGAAACTCATGGAAATGGGAATTACCAAAGCTGGAATGGGAACGCCTATCGAGGACCAAGCCTTCACTATTGGAGATGTGATTAGAACTGGAAAGCGTGTTTTTGGCGGAAAATTGAAGAAAGGTACAACTGTCATGGGTTTAGCAAAGCATGGAAGGGGAACGCCGATCGAGGACCAAGCCTTCACTATCGGCGATGTGATTAGAACTGGAAAGCGTATGTTTGGTGGTAAATTCACGAAGAAACAACTGACTCAAATTATTCTGGATAAAAACAAAGTGATTGGTGATTTGGAACAGACCGCATACGGAAAGGGTCTTTTTGCTGGTGGTGGTTTAACTGAAGACACTTTTATTCAAAATGCAGACCCGATAGTAACTCCATTCAAAGAAACATCAAACCCTTATTACTAAATATATCAATAATATATGGATTATACAACAAGCTCAACTGATTTGGAGAGAACCGCTCAAATACTTAAATTACCTTTAGTAGGTGTGTTTAGTAAAGATACATTACCAGATCGTTGTTATGTGGGTTCATATATTATTAACATGGAAAATAGAGATGTAGGAAATGGAACACATTGGGTATTACTCAAAATATTTCCAACCAAAGAAGTCATCTATTTTGACAGCTTTGGTATGTCTGTTCCCCCGCTCGTTAAAGAATTTGTAAAAGGTAAAATAGCGACATCGAACAGACAGATCCAAGATATTGATGCGACTACCTGTGGTTATTACTGTATTATGTGTGATGATTATATGACACATCAAAATCAAAGAAGACCTATTTATGAACGGTTCGACGACTTCTTAAATATTTTCAAAGCAGATACAAAAAAGAATGACGAAATTTTGTTAGACTACCTACATCAAATGGGAGTAAAAATCTAAACATATTATATACATGGAAGGAAAAGGATTAAGTGAAAACACTGTCAAACTCTATAATGCAAATCTCAAACGACTCAACAACGGAGAACTACCAACCAACCCCGCATTTCTTAAGGATACTCAAGCTGTGATGCAGAAGATAGAAAAATACTCGCAAAACACTAAAAAATCCTATTTTATCACGATTGTATCCTATCTCAAGGACAAGAAAATTCCAAAGAAAGTAAGTAAATTCTATATGGATAAGATGGACGAACTCAACAAGTCCTTTCGTGAAAATAGTGGCCAAAAGACTGAAACTCAAAAAGCGCTGTGGATCAGTTGGGCTGATGTGATGGAACACTACAATAAACTAAATCCAGCATCTCTCGAACATATGGTATTAGCACTGTTTGTATTACAACCACCAAGACGGTCAAAGGATTATTTTTTAATGAAGATAGTACCGGAGTATAATGATTCTATGGATAAAGAGTTTAATTATTTAGATTGGAAGTCTATGAAGATGTATTTTAATAATTACAAAACAAAAGGCGCATACGGAACACAATCTATCGATGTATCCCCTGAATTACAGGAAGTTCTGCATAATCATTTTCCACTCAAAAAGAAATTTACGCCATTCTTTCTTCTAACCAAGAATGGAGAACGATTACCTGAAAATGGTATTACTCGTATCTTAAATAAAGTCTTTGGTAAAAAGATTTCTGTATCTATGCTTCGTAATATATTTTTGAGCGATAAGTATGGGGAACAACAGAAAGAAATGGAAGAGGACGCTATTGTCATGGGTACATCTAAAAATATTATAAGTAACGTCTATACGAAAACAGATTAAAGACAATACCAACGAGCAAAGAAGAAAGAAATAACTGAGACAAATTACAGGAGAATTATGCCGATGTAATAATCTTTTTATATTATATTCAAAATGGTATATAATCATCTACATATTTATATAAATCGGTATATAATCATCTACATAATCATATAAATGTGTAGTTATTTTAAAATAATTGTAGTCTAATATGAATATCATTTACATTATATACCGTTTTATATAAATATGTAGATGATTATATACCATTTACATAAATATGTATTAGATTAATACAAAGCATATTAATTATGTATAAATTCATGACAGTCTGGATAGTCCATATGACCTTCAGCTATGATCTCTAACGATGGATTACCAGAATGAAAATCACGAGGAATAATAAAGGTTCTTACGCCTTTATAAAAGAGTTCTCCATGATTTACAGTAATATCTTCTAACTTCCATTCTGCAGGGATAATATAGTATGTTTCAGGCGCAGGGTAGGTTACATGTAAAAAAGACTTTCCTTGTATTGGATTAAGCGACATTTATATAACAATAGATTTTAGGGGGGTCGGCTACGAGGGACGAAGTCCCGAGACTGTAACTCAAAACCATTCATCAGCATATACCCAGAACCAGTCGTCCATACTATTAAAATATAATTTTAGATCCATTAGGGACTTTTATATCGAACTTATCTAAATATTGAATCAAATTATCTCCTATATCTTTACTATCTCCCCATAGAATAATGGCTGATGCTGAACCTGGATTGATTTTAGTCCAGTCTTCTTTAGAATGACGAGACAAATAATTCTTTCTTTTGGTTTCATCTCCATGATCGATATAGGTTGAACCTGTTTTTAATCCAAAGTCTATAATTAGTTTAGGGTCTGCAAATACCATTCTGTACCGTTTGCCTTTTCTTGAAGAAGGATAAAATCCTAATAGTATCGGCATTTTATTAAATTAGAGAGATATTTTTATCTCCTGTAAGTATAAGATGAACAAAAAACAAATAAATGCTATGTTTGATTTATTTAAGGAAGAATTTGCTGAGCCTATTGTATGCGATGCGCCTAAATGCGACCATAATTTTATGATGGACGATGGAATCTATATATGCGGTCATTGTTCTGTCATAGAGTATGGTATTACTGAACCGTTTATCGAATGGAAGGATAGACCAATCCCACCTTCTAGTCCTTATGAAAAACAGACACATTTTAAGGAAAAACTTGATGAACTTTCTTGTGCAAATAGTCTATGCATACCCGAAGAAGTGATGAAGCTGTGCGTAGATAATCATCAGGAAGAAATCAAACTTACTTTACAGAAACATAAACTCAAAAAATATTATTCTTGTGTTTATTTAATTATGAGACAAAAAGGAATCAAAGTCCCTACTCTATTACAAAATGAAAAAGATAGATTGATTAATTTGTTTAAACAGATTGAAACGGTGTACAATCGGATTAAACGGAAACAGAACATGGTCTCATACCATTTTTTACTTTCAAGAATGTTACCTATGATTGGAAGACACGATTTAGTCCCTTTCTTGTTTGTGCTTCATTCTAAACGTAAACTTAAAGAGTACTCCATTATGTGGGATAAAATACTCATGTTACTGTAGCTCCATTAATGACCTTAAACCTTCCTTACGGGACAAGTGACCTGTTTCAACAAAATAAATAATAAGAGAACGCAGTTCATGGATCACTGCGGGAGCATTATTACCAGCTAGGTAACTTCCTTTGACCACTTCAAATCGTTTGATCTTTTTCTGTTCTTCGTCCGTTGGCGTTATCTCTTTGATTCCAAAGCTACGACCTACTCCTGATTTGACGAGAAGAACCTCAGCAGACCGTTGCTCCTCTGGGTCAAGTTCTTTTAAAAGACGTTTGTCGAGTTTCTTTGTTGAGATTAAAGTCGTTAATAGTTCATGGAAGGCATCACTGATAGGAATCATCTTTTTAAACACAGGGACTGCTGTGCCCGATTGATAGCGAACTGAGAGAAGCTGCTTCTCATCCAACAGACGACCGTTAATCCTGTATCGACCCAGTTCAATCCATCGTGGGGTTTGTTCTTTGCAGGTGGAAGCGATGCCTTTTCCTGACTTTGGTCGTCCTGGTTTGCGTTTCATACCCTTACCTTCTTTTTCTTTTAGTTCAAACGCAGATTTAATTTGTTTGTCATAAGTTATTAAACGAGCATATAAACTCTGTCTATTAGCTACGCCTTCCTCTTTTGGTTTTGAATAAAAACTAATAGGGTTGGGTTTTCCTATGTCTCTATTATAGAATATTTGGGTTTTTAGTTGTTCTGGTAATGCGTCTGTTTGTTTCAATAAAGTAATGTACCGCATTTGTTTCCCTACTACCCCTACCTCTTCCCTATCAAAATCAGCTGGACTCATATAATCCCTTTGATCTATTGGACGGGCATCTGCAACATCTCCTTTTGCCTCTCCTTCGACTGCTGTCGCTACAATAAGTCCTTTTTTGGCTTTTGATTTTGGTTTTGGTTCTGGTTCTTCGGCGGGCGTTCCCGTCGGTGCTGGTTCTGGTTCATCTTCTAATTGAGATTTGGCAAATGATAATGGGTCATTCATGTAATCGACCATTTCCTTAGCGCTTTGTTTCTGTGCTTCAGTCATATTTCTATAAAGTGGAACAGTTGCAGAGTAAAAGGATTGATTACTACTCTGTTGCGTTGCTTTTTTCCATTCATTCGGGTCTGTTTCAACCCCCCTAAAAGCATCACTTAAGGCTTCAACTGTCCTTTGTTTTTCTTTATCAGATAGAGATCTAATTCTTTCAATTCGTCGTTTATCAGGGACAAGATTTAGAAGATAGACTAACTCTTTCGCTGCTGGTGTATCCACTTTACTCATTCGGTCTAATGATTTCTTTGCTTCATCTCTCCACTCAAAAAGAGATTCGAGTTCCTCTATTTCATTCACAGACGATTGAGTCCCTACTGGAGTCGATAAACCCTTTTGATCCATGATTGTACCTATATATCTATTCAAATAATTCTTAAAAAAGAACTCGTCCATCTGTTTTGTATTTGCCTTTTTAGTAAGTTCTGCTTTCATATCTTTCCAGTATAGATTTAAAAATTGATAGGTTGAATCATCTAAAAGAGGCATGAACCTATCTACCTGTTCTGCTGTGAATATTTGACTCAAATTATCAAACGCAGTCTGTCTTCGTTGGTTTGCATCTCCAATGCGTTCTGCAAGATCTTTTTCCTGTTCGGGTGTTTCAACAATTCCAAACTTTTGATTTTGTCGTATTTTTGCGATACGATTATCATTTGCTATTTCCAATCTCAATTGGTCTTTTTGAGCTATAACTGCCCGGGCATAATCGCCTGGTCGTCGAAGATTACGAATTAGCATATAAAATAGATTAATATTTTCTTATTCTTTCTTCTTTAGATAGTTTTCTTAAGCCTTGTTTTCTTTGAACTTCTTATAGTTTTCTTTCAAGGTGGGGTCTCTTAATGAATCACGAAACTTCAGGTTATTTGCTTCTGCATGAGCCTTAACAAATCCTATCCACGCATTATTCTTTTTGGTTTTTACAACAACTGGTTCTGGTAGTGGTTCAGGGCTTGGAGGTTCTGGGCTTGGAGGTTCGCTACGCATAAGAACAGGGGTCGGCATTTCGCTTTGTAATGGTCTCTGTATATCTTCAAACTTATCACGGACGGTAGAGATAGGCGTTTTGGTCCGACGAGGTTTAGATTGCGAGAACATTATATTATACATTGAGATTTTTAAGCTTATATAATTCTCTGCGTCGAATGTTATATGTTTTCTGTTTTTCGGCGTTCGCTTCACGATATTCTTTTGCCTTTTTAAGAATATCAACCTTGTTTGCTTCACGATAAACTTTCTGTTTTTCAATCAGGTACTCTTTATTGGCTTCATACCATTCATGATCAGTTCTCCCTGGAATAAACTTATTAACACAAGGTATATTTTCAATCCAAAATCGTTCTCGTGCTGTTAGTTCATCTTTAGAATTACAAGGACAAAGTTCAACTAAAGTAATCTCATATTGACCTGTTTCTATGAGAGTAAACGAGGATGTAAATCTCCTTGTTCCTTTTTTCCATCGTTTACAATCACTAACATGTTCAGCCAATCGTTTTGAAAGAGTCAATGAAGTTGTTGAACCGATATAGGTAAGGTTTCCGCTTGTAATTTTATAAACCTTTGAACGCTGATAGTCGGGCATTCTATTATATTCTACTGTTTTTTCTCTAAACCGATTTCTCATCAAACATCTCCAAATATAATTTCGTCCTGTATTGGATTTGGACTCCCTATCGATGTATGCTTTGGTTTATTACTTCTATCGCTTTTATTTTCGTATCCATCGGGGATAGTCGCCAGTAGATCGACCGTCATTTTACTCTTTAGAAGAGAAGATGTTTCTTTTAAACTTTTGTAATCACTGTATTTTTTATCCAAATAAGAACGAGGTTCTTCTGTTCTATTCTCACGAGACAAGTTTAAGCATTTGAAAATGTCAATAGATAAAGTATAA